TTTGAAACACCTCCAAAAGGGAGGTAACACAGGTAATACATACCTTGTTGCATAGGATTAGCATTCACTTGTAAACGTAATTCCAAAGTAGCGTTTATAGTATAAACGCCTTCAATTTTATTAGCATACATAGTGTCTGCAAGGGGCTCACTCCAAAAGTGTTGAGAAAAGGTGGTTGGACCATCGGTAGTAGCAAAATCGCCACTCTCGACTACAACAGGTTTCGAAAGAAATCGTTTAATGTCCATATCACCACTATTCTTAAAGGCACTGGAAAAGCGCCCTAACTTTAGCGGAGCTACGCTGGTTTGGGAATCAACGACGGAATCGTCTTGATCCACAAAATCAGAACTCACAGGTTTAACCCTGTCATCTGATTGATAATTGGCCTCATTAACTTCGTTACAGTTACTCACATCAGGCACCGATGAGTAGTCTGCGTCGCTACTTTTAAACACGTGAAAATTCATGTAGGATTCAACAAAATATTCAGTCTCGTAGTTGAGTACATCAGTTAAACACTGAATGAAACTCGTACAGTCTAAACCGACTTGTAGTTTAGACCGCAAAGCAGCGTTGATTTTAGGAACGTATTCATCAAATACTTCCTTGCCATGTAATGCTAGCTCCCTGGTAACATTACGGGCTTTATCAATAGTAATAGTATCACCATTGACTTTTCGCGTCCAATTCAACTGGTTCAAAAGAGCATCCAGCTTCATCGGAGCGACATGGCGTCCTGCAATTTCACAGAAACGCCAATAGCGTTTAAGATAATTTACATCATATTTACCACGCTTGACATCACTTCTAGCTTCTTTATTTTCTGGAGTATATTTCAGTCCTAAATTAGCCATATAGTCAGTCAGCGTATATTCATTGAATACCTCATCATACAACGGGTTAACAGTAAAAACACTGTCATCCCCGTGCTGTGAGAGTTCAACTTCTGTATTAAATATCCAGAACGCTTTAGTACCCAATTTTAATGCTTGATAAAAGCACAACTTATGGGCAATTCTGCCATACATCGAGTTGATAATAGCAGTAAGGTACCATCCTGATGGTAATCCTCCATCCCATTTATATATTTTGCCTTTAGATATGTGTATCGAATTTATAGCTCTGTTCCACAGTAGACGACGTACCAGACGTTCGTCTTCTGTCGAATCAGTGTAATGATTCTCTACAAGCTCCAACATGGCGCATAATATTTGAGACGTTTGGGAGGCGTCAAATGCTGAAAAATCTCCAGCATTATAACGGTCATTGCCTTTAGCGTCAAACCGTTTTGACAAAATCTCCCATTCTTCGGAATAAGGATTGATACCTATTGAACTACCATTTGTGAATCTATCTTTCAACATGGCAGTCACAAAATTTCCAAAGTACATTCGATAAAGGATTAATCCTTTGATATCTCCTGCCGAAAATACTCTGGTGGTCCCACTTTCAAATTTCTTAAAAGAAACGGTCTCATCTTTCAAACAATCAATGTTATATATCTCAGGAACAATATGATGCTCTATCATATTCTTGATGTCTGTTTCAATTTCCGCTTTTAAAGCTAAGAATTTAGGGGTGGTCAGATCAAATTCTGGCTTGTCGCCAAAAATCTCAAATCTTCCCTTACCTTTTCTCGTAAGAACGTAGGGGTAACCGGGCGATGTTTTCCTGGTGATACTTTTAAAATATATATCATCAGGAGATCCTAACACTGCAGTTTCTATAGAGTAAATAACTCTCTCAGAATAACTAGTATTTGTAGTATTATACCAGTCGATTTCCGAATGAATACATGAATCTAAAACGTCAGGGTCAACTTGAAACGTTTGTTTCCTATTGTAACGCGCCAAACTTATAATCGCCGGATCGACCAGTTCTCCATCCTTTTTGAACGGAACTAATCGAGCGGGAATAGTAATAGCGTCACTAATAGCTTCAAATAAACAGGACTTACGAATATCACTACGTACAGTAGTGTTTACCTTCTCACTTAGTCCTAGCTCATAAAACATCGCTTTATGGGCATCGTCACTTTGAAATTCCGCTGCTTTTTCTTCAAGCGGATCAATATCAGGCTTAATAATGAATTTTTCAAAATATTCCTGATAATAGGGTGACAAAAGCTCACATTTCCAACTCCAGCTAGGTGTATACCTAATATTTTACCTTTCTGTAGTTTGGAATTCATAATGACGTATGGCATTCCGCACATACCTTTGTCATTAAACATTTTTAGTGAATATACATTATATTCACTACTTCCCTCTGGACTAGCACAAACTTGGTTTTCCACTAAATCAGCTCGAGCAACAGTAGTTTCGCATACGGATTCTATAGTTCCTTTCGACTTCTTAAGTGTATAACCAAATCTACGAACATAATCATAGGTTTGCTTCAAGTCCCCAATTTTAGGTAAATGTTGTCGAATGTCGGTATGAATTCTCATATCTTCCGGCATCCGAATAAGCGCTATGTCTTTGTCAATCAATGTACCATCTTTAACATAGTTATTGATCAAATACTTAACAGAGACAAAGTAACCTTGTCTATTTCCATTATTGGACACCAAACGTAGTTCAAAGCGACAACCACCATAATCTTCTGATTCTTCAAGTAGTCGTGCCTGAACATTTATCCAGTGTATAGGGAATATAGCCCATCTATCGCATAAGAAAAGGGCATAGTTGCAAAATTTGGATTCATCTCCTACTATATAGTAAAGATTTCTTCCGAACAAGCTACCATAAACTTTCTTTCCGTTTTCATCGGCTATGTCATGAGCCTGCATAATAGCAGCCTCTTTATGAGGAGTGATGTTCACCTTGGCTTTGTTGGTAGGTATAGGTTTATTATACGCTCCCTGACACTCTGGATCGACACTCTCCCATATGGAGATAAGACCACCTATCATTCCAATAGTTGTGGCTCCCACTATTTTCCAAGTGTTAGCCCTACTGAATATAGGATCGGTCTCGTCAAGGTACTGTTTAATAGTACCTGACAGATCACAACTAAATGTTTCTTTCAGTTTAAG